AGTGCGACCTGCCCATGCTGCTTCTGCTTCCCAAGGTACTGCTGCCTCAGGATATGTGCGTTCTGCCATTACACGCCAGATCATAGGAACTTCATCTTCAGGTTTAATGATAGCAATCAAACTGTTATCAATAGTCCCTGCCATACAATCTTGAGCAGCGTGCCATCCTTCATGTCGCACAACACTCATGAGTATATCTTGCCGATACATATGAAAGTCATTAAGGAAGAAATTATTAGAAACAGTGTGATAAACACCTCTGTGCCCAATTGGAAAATATTTTGAATCTGCTAGAAAAACCCCAACTCCGATCTTATCAAAGGCATCGATGATGTCATTAAACTCATCAGCAACGCTACCATAATCACTGTAGGGATAGCGATCTTTAATATCTTGAATACTTGTGATTCGTTTAACATTGTCCGTACATTCTCGAAGGAGCATACAACCCATCGAATGCATAGTATTGAATTCGTTATCTTTTAGTGGGTCTGAAAGGGCAGGTAGGGCAACCGCTGCCGCAGCAACCAGGGATGCAATAATTTTTTTCATGCGTAATAAGCCTCATAGTATTTTGTAATGCCATCAGTTCGAACATTTCCTTGAGATACCCAATCATGAACACATTCGTAAATGGATTGAGTTGAATATCTAGGTGATCCGTCAGAACAGATTTCAGAACCATACTTTTTAAGTAGGATATTCAATCCCTGAGTTCTTACATCCATACGTTCTTCACTGTAGCGCCAATCTTGATTCATTTTTGTACTTGACCCCAACCAGTACCAGAGTTCCAACCACCAGGACCTTCTTGGAAGTTTTCGGAACCTCCAGGAGGATTTAGATGAATAGTTGTATTGTGATTCTTTGTGGCAATCTCATACATTTTTTGATGAATATCTTCGGATTCGATAGAGAAATTTTGTTCCCATTCTTGACGTTTGGTTTCAATTTCTTGAACCATATAATCAACTTGTTTTTGAGATTTAATTGGTGCAGGACCAAACCACTCATCATCTTTCAAATATGCTGGTGCAGGAATACCACTATATGGTTCTTCATTTAGTTCAGTACAATCAACAATATTATCATCGATTGCACACTCAATCTTATCTTCGATTTTAGTAGAATCCTTTACAGGAGTAGCAAGAATGTTTTTGATTTTTTTAAGTAGTTGATTCATTGCCAGTGATAGTGATAAAAATTTCCTTTAGTATGACACATGGGATCTTCGGATGGTACTCGATATCCCAACATAGATTGACCTTTAAAATCAGTTCTTCCATTTAGAACTTTTGCCCAATAGGCAATACTTTTTTGTCCATTAGGAGAACTGAGTTTTTCAACCAAGCGTGTGCTTGGAACTATATAGCGTTTTGAATCAAGTCCTTGATACTGTCCAGGAGCAAAAACTACATCAGAAATAGTGTTTGGAAACTTATCAGATAAAACGCGATTAAGAACAGAAGCAGCAACACAATATTCATCAGCAGAATTTGGATGTGCTTCTACCTGTACAACTGTTGCTAAATGTTTATAGTCAACGAATGTAAGAGATGCAAGAAGTGCAAGCATTAATTATCTCCAAGATATTCAAGTGAATAAATTTCATGGTCTTCAACTTCAGGATCAAGCCATTCGGCAAACTCTGATTGAATCGCATGAGCATTCTCGACTGACTCTAATGCATCATATGTTTTCATATCACAGAGAGTGTGCATTCTATCGACTGCCCAATCATGAGTCTTCTGAAGGGTGTCTTCCAAAGTTACCATAGTCTTTACGCATGTAGCGTCCGAGAATGTTGCTATTATAAAACGCAGGAGTACCGTTGTCAAGTGCCTCAGATAAGACATTATTTAAGAACAGTTGTTTTGTCTCTTCAAAGTTACAACTACCCTTAGTAGAATGAAGAGAGAGTATTTCTCTCTTGAAAAATACTTTATTGTCAGTCTTTTTTATATCTTCTTTTAGTTCTGGACAAGATCCGTAATACCGCTTCCAATCACTCTCTTGTTTAACCTTTCTTTTTTTACCTGGTGGTTTTCTAAATGACCAGAAATACTTTCTCCCAATGTATGATCTACCGTTGAGGAGATTGGTAATTTTATAAACAAAACCAAAGTTATCACATATAGAATCACTATCAAAAGGTTGTTCCATGTATAACCAAGGATTTTCATAACTCATATATCAATTCAATAATGAGCTATTATTTATCTTTAACGGGGACAAACCTAGTCTAGACAAAAAAAGAGAGGGTGTCAAGCCCTCTCAAAGAATTATGTCAGTTTTGTATCACTTTTTCTTATTACGTGCTTCAATCTCCTTATTTTGTCTCATAATGTCTTTGATACTACCAGAGATGCCTGTGAATCCTGGTTTAGAAGGATCTGTCTGCTTCTTAGAATCATCCTTATAACCACCAGCAGCACGGGCAGCAGCACGATTTTCATCAATCATATCTGCTTCCATGATTGCTTCAATCTCTTTCTCAGAGAACTTACCAGATGCTTTGAGTGCTTCAACTTCTTCACTCATTCTGCTAGCAACTGCAGCTGCCTTCGAAGCAACTTTCTTTGCTGCTCTACCAATAAGACCTTTGATGCCTTTCTTTGCCTTCTTCTTAGCATCTGATCCTGCTGCTCTTACCTTACCAGGAGCATCCTTAACTGCTTTCGCTGCTTCACCTGCCTTCTTTTTGGCAGAATCATAAGCAAGAGAAGCATCAACTGCAGCACCTGCTGCCTTTGCCTTAGCAGTCTTATAAGCACCTCCTGCTGCCTTCTTAGCACCGCTCAGTGCTTCTCCTGCCTTCCTCATTCCATATCTTCTTCTAGCACCGACAGGAGATCCGGATGCTCTTCTGGCAGTAGTATCATGACCAAAAGTAACCTTTGCTTCCTCAAGATATGCATCAGTTGCATCCTCTAACAAAGAAAGTGCTTCCTCCTCTTCATAACCTTCTTCCAGAAGTTCATCAAATAATTCATCAAAAACTTCATCAATAATTTCTTCAGTAAGTTCTACTGGAGTGTATATACTCTCATAGAGACTTCTTAGTTCTCCATATTCCGATTGCGATAAAGATTTCATCTTAATTTCTTAATTATCCTTTATAAGGATATTTATAAAAAAAGAGGGTCCTACTGACCCTCCCCATCTAAATCTTCAAATGCTTTATAACCATCATAATCGCCAAAAAGGAAGGCATCCGATTTGGCTGCCTCCCGATATGCTGCATATGAGTCAGAGACTAAATCCGGCAAAGGTGTTTTCGGTAACATCTTGCTTGATTCCTCCGACGATATAGGATTCGACTTCGGTTTCTTGTGGTGCAACTTGGAGTCCTTTGGAAGAAATCCAGTGCTCTGTCCAAGGAAGTGGATTATTTTTTGCAGGAATGTCATAGATTGGTTTAAGTCCGATTGCCTTCATCCTACGATTGGCAATCCATTCTACATACTGCTGCAGCAGTTTATCGTTCAAACCAATCATAGATCCATCTTTGAACAAATACTCTGCCCAAAGTTTTTCCTGATTAACACAGTTTTCAAAAGTATTAATCAACCACTGCTCTTCTTCTTTTGCAATTTGCATCATCTCAGGATCATCACCCGACTTCCATTTGTTCAGAATATTCTGAGTAATGGCAAGGTGTTGATTCTCATCGCGAGCAATCAAGGAGATGATTTTTGCACTTCCTTCCATAAGTTTGAGTTCGCCAAAAGCAAAACTGCAAGCAAAGGATACGTAAAAGCGAATACCTTCAAGAATATTAACGTTTGCAACTGCTCTGAAGAGCTTGCGCTTGAGTTCATATCTTGCGTCTTGTGCATAGGAGATTCCTTCTAATGCGTGTGACCACTCTTGTGAATTATCATACTGGTGTGCGGCATTAATGAAATCATTATATGCCTGAGTCACGCTCATGGCACGTTCTACGATACGATCATCAGTCAGAATGTGATCAAACACATCTGAAGGATCTGAATAGACGTTCTTGATGATATGTGTGTATGAACGACTGTGAATCATTTCCATGAATCCCCAGACTTCCATACATGCTTCTAACTCAGGGAGTGAGCAGTAAGGGATAAAAGCCATCCCAGGACCACGCCCTTGTACAGAATCCAGCATGATCTGGTACTTAAGATTGCTGGTAAAAATGTGCTTCTGCTCAGGGCGTAATGTCTGATAGTCCGCACGGTCTTTTTGGAGGGAGACCTCTTCAGGTCTCCAGAAATATCCAAGTTGTTGTGTTGTGAGTTTGTCAAAGACTGGATACTTGTAAGAATCATATCTTTGAATACCTAGTGGTTTTCCAAAAAACATGGGTTGCTTTTTGGTGTCAACTTCTTCTGCGTTGAATACGGTCATAGAATCGACTTTTGGTCTATCCTGCTTGTTTGTCTTAAATTTTACAAGACTCACACTCTTCCTCCTCTGCTTGTTCTAGTTGAGCGATTAAAGTATCAAGAGATTCTGTAGATTCTTCTACTTCATCAGTCTTGATATCATAGGTGTTTTGATAGTAACTGGTTTTCCAACCGTACTTATATGTAGTTAAAAGATCCTGTGCCATAACAGAAACAGGAATCTCATTATTTGGGTAATGCTTGGGATTATAACTCCAATTACCCGAGATTGCTTGATCAAAAAACTTTTGCATCACAGCAACAATGTTGATATATCCGCGATTAGACTCCATGTCCCATAAGAGATCATAATGATTTTTTAGAGTCGCATACTGTGGAACAATCTGCTTAAGAGGTCCTTGTTTTGACTTCTTAATGGACAAGTATCCTCTAGGTGGTTCGATTCCGTTAGTGGCATTTGACACAACGGAACTGCTCTCTGAAGGCATTTGTGCGGACAGTGTGCTGTTCCTAACTCCATGCTCAAGAACTTGTGCCCTAAGATCTTCCCAATCATAGTGAAGCTCATTCGATACAATCTCATCAACTTCCTTTTTGTATGTATCGATTGGAAGAATTCCATTGCCATATTTTGTTCGGCTGCTATACTCACAAGCACCTTTTTCTTTGGCAAGATCGACTGTAGCACGAATCAAATAATATTGGAATGCTTCAGTCAAATCATGAACAAGTTTCCAAGCATCAGAATCACCATATCGAACATTATTCTTAGCAAGATAATGTGCTAACCCAATATAACCAACCCCAAGTGATCGGCGTGCCTTTGTGGCAATTTCTGCTGCTCTGATGGGGTAGTTTTGAAAATCAATAAGTTCATCAAGACTCCTAACAGCAAGATCGCAAAGAA